GATCCCGGCGGCTTCTTCGACATCGTGGCGGTCTGCCATACTACCGCCGTCACGACCGGCGCGGCTATGGGGATCAAGGTATACTACGTCTAGGGCAGTAGAAAATGGCCCTTGCCGCTGTAAACATCACCCTCGGGCAATCCCTTGGCGACGGCCGTTATTCGGTCGCCGTCAAGGGCGGCTCGGTCCCCGACTTCGCGACCGTCACGACCGACGTGGCGACTCTCGTTGCCGACGGCGTGAGCCCGACCCAGGCGCACGTCAACACGCTCAACACCGACTACACGGCGCTCACCGCCGCGATCAACGGCGACCTGACCGTGTTGTGGGACGGCGCCACGTTCACCAAACGCAATCAACTGCGCGCGGCCTTGAAAGCGGTTCTCGCTGCGGTCGAGGGCGGATACGGCGGCTTGGCCGAATAGGAGAAGTGAATGGCAAACCTATATATCGGTCTTAACCGCGGGCAGCAGGGCTTTACCGCTTCCGACTTCACCATCGGGGCGGCAAGCGGCTCGACCGACGTGGAAGTTCGCATCGACGACACCAAGAGCCTCGACCGCGAGGACGTGAAGTTCATCCTTGAGGCTATCGTGAACATGATCGAGGCCGAGGGCGGCGTCGCCGCGTTGCTGCTCGACGACTTCGCCGCGGTGCGTTAATGCACACGGGCGACGGAAAATCGTTCTCGAACATCAGCGCCACTACCTCGGACTTTACGCTGCTCGGGGGTCTATATGGTGCGACCGCTGTGGCTACGTGGTCGGCAGGTTCCGCCAAGTTGCAGCGGCTTGCGGCTGACGGCACAACCTACCTCTCGGTGTCGAGCGGGACCGACTTCACCGCGAACGGCTACGCGACGGTCTATCTGCCTTACGGCACCTATCGCATCACGGTAGCGACTTCGACCGCGATCTACATAGAGATCAACCGCATCCCAATGGAATAAGGGTGCGTTGCTGCGCGGCCCCGACAAGGTAAGCCTGTCGCATGGCCTTTAATACCGCGGTCGACATCGCCAACCGTGCGCTGCAACTTTGCGGTGTTCCGCCGACGGGCCGGATTACCGCGCTTACCGACGCCACCAAGAACGCCAAGGAAATAATCGCCTGTTACGACAGCGTGCGCCGCGCGGAATTGCGCGCGAGCCCTTGGCTGTTTGCCATCAGGCGATCCCCCCTGCGCCCGCTTTCCGCCACATCGCAACAGTGGACACCGCCGGCATACGCAAGTGGCACGTCGTACAGCGTCGGGTCTGTCGTTTCCTATGACGACGGCGCCGGCTCGCGGCTGTGGATTTCCCTGCAAGGCAGCAATCTAGGCAACACCCCAACGTCGTCGCCCGCCTATTGGGAGTCCTATTGCGGGCCGCTCTACGCGGATACGTGGGATTCCGCGACGGCCTACGTGACCGGCGACTTGGTTGTGGATACCGGCGTTGTCTACCTGGCAATCCAGGGGTCTACGAACGTGGCGGTTGCCACGACGGCGACGTGGACGGCGCAGGGCGGCACGATCGCAACGGCCGTCGTGCTCTACCCGCTCGGCTCCGGCCCGGTCAACGTGGAAAGCACGTTGAACGTCTACCCGCTTCCGAACGGATGGCTCGCCAACGCTCCGCAGGAGCCGCGCAATTCTCGGTTTAGCAACTTGCTATACGGCGATTGGCGTATCGAGAACAGATACATCGTCACGCGCGAGTCTCAGCTTATCATCCTGCGCTTTGTCGAGGATATGTCCAACGTACCGCGCATGGACCCGATGTTTTGCGAGGCGTTTGCCGCGCGGATCTCCATGTCGATTTGCGAAAGCCTCACGCAATCGGTCGAAAAGATAAAGCAGATCGGCGCCGAGTATGAGCATTTCATCGACGTTGCCACCGGCACGAACGCGATAGAAGTTGGCTCGCTCCCGACCGGCGACGGGTTCCAGTATCCCGAGGACATAGCAAACCGCGCGCTACAGCATTGCGGCGCTCCGCAAATCTCGTCATTCAGCGAGAACACGCGCGCCGCGCACGAAGTACGTTTCAGCTACAACAAACTGCGGCAGGCCGAGCTACGCGCCCGCGATTGGCGCTTCGCAATCCGCCGCGCGGTCATGCGGCCGATTTCGTCGACGACCGTTCTGTGGACGCCGCCGACATACGCGGCCGGCACAACCTACGATCTCGGCGCGATCGTCGCGTTCGACGACGGTTTCGCGCAGCGCTACTGGATTTCAAAGACCGGCTCCAACCTCGGCACGCGGCCCGGCACGTCGACCGCTGCCTGGGAGAATTATTACGGCCCGCTGTACGCCGACGTATGGGCCTCCACGACAACGTACCTGACCGGCGATCTCGTAGTATACAGCAGCATCATCTACTACGCCATCGCCGGCTCTACGAACGTGACACCGGGGACGGACGCGACCAAGTGGGTAGCGCAAACCGGCACCAATGTAGCGGCGTCGATACTATTCCCTATGAAAACCGGCCCGGTCAGCGAATTGTCGACGCTGAATGTGTACCCGCTTCCCTACGGCTGGCTGAAAAACACGTACCAGGAGCCGCGCACGGCCACGGCGGCAAGCCTGCTTTACGGCGATTGGAGAATAGAAGGCCAATTCATCGTTACGCGCGAAACTCAGCCGATCATATTGCGGTTCATTGCCGACATTACCGACGTTTCGCTCATGGATGCCATGTTTTGCGAGGCTTTGGCGGCCCGCGTCGCGCTTTCCATACAGGAAACGTTTGCGCCGAAGCCGGCGGAGGACCAAAAAGGGCAGGCGCCGCAAAATTCCAAGGTCGGCACAATCTCGATGGAATACGACCGCTTCATTTCCGAGGCGGAACAGGCAAACAGCATCGAGGTCGGGCCGCTGCCGGCCGGAGAGGGTTTCAACTTCCCCGAGGACATCGCTAACAGGGCTTTGCAGTATTGCGGTGCTCCGCGCATAGCGTCGTTTGGCGACAACTCGCGCGCCGCCGCCGAAACTCAGTTCTGCTACCACAAGCTGCGGCAGGCGGAACTGCGAAAAAATATCTGGCGTTTCTCGATCCGGCACGCGGTCTTGCGCGCGATGGACTCCACAAGCCTGCTTTGGACGCCTCCGGCCTATGCTTCCGGCACCACCTATTCGACCGGGCAGGTAGTCACCTTCGACAACGGTTTCGCCAACACCTATTGGATCTCGAAGGTCGACAGCAACACCGGCAACACGCCGTCGCGGTCGAGCGACCAATGGGAAAACTATTTCGGCCCTGTGATCGGCCCGCTGCACGACGCGACGCAGACCTATGCCGCGGGCGACATCGTTTATACCGGCGTCGGCACGTTCTACTTGTCGATCGCCAACAACAATTCCGACACGCCGCCAACGGCTAATTGGGCCGCGCTCAACGGCACGACGGCGACGCCTCCGACGCTGACGCCGAACGCCTACGACCCGGCCTACACGTCGAGCACGCTTCTCAACATATTCCCGCTGCCGCATGGGTGGCTGCGCGCCGCGCCGCAGGCTCCGAAGCGCGGTTCCGTGTCCTATCTCGGCGCCCCCGGCAACGTGAATTACAGCGATTGGCTCTTCGAGGAAGATCACATTCTGAGCAACGATAGCGGCCCGATCGTGCTGCGCTTTGTCGCTGACATTCGCGACGTGACCACGATGGATTCCATGTTCTGCGAAGGGCTCGCCGCGCGCATGGCCATCAGCGTATTCCGGTCGGTATCCCCGAACGTGCAATCAATCGGGCCGGACGGCAAGCCGGTCATTAAAGAGGCGTCGGAAGCGGCGCTGAACAAGATCGAGCTTGCATATAAAAAGTTCATGTCGGAAGCGGCAATGGTGAACGGTATCGAGTTGGATTCCGTAGAGTCTCCGCTGGACGATTACCTCAGCACGCGGGCGTAGCCATGCCGCTCGCGACGTATCAGCAAACCTCGTTCCTGGGTGGCGAGTGGTCGCCGTTCTATCAGGGCCGCGCCGAGATTCCGCATTATCGCATTGCGATGAATGCGTGCCGCAACAGCCTTCCGATCGAGGAAGGCACATGGGTTCGTCGGCCGGGAACGCGCCTCAAGGCCCCCACGTACAACAACATGAATGGGCGCTTGTATGCCGTGGAATTTTCGGCCGACGAACCATACCAACTTGAGTTTACCAACGGGTTCGTGCGCTTCTATCAGGGCCATGAGTTGATCTACACGACTGACGGCGAACAGACCGTCACCGACATATCAACGGCGAATCCTTCCGTCATAACGCTCGCGTCTGCCGTCACGTGGGCGACTGATGATGAAATAGTTTTGACATTCGACAACGCTCACCCGTCGGGCGCGCTCCCGTTGCGCCAGCGCATTCTTCATGTAACCAAACTGACGACGACGACGTTCTCGCTGCAAGACTCCATCAGCGCCGCCAATATCGATGGCTCGACGCTATCAGTTCCGGCCGGCGCCACGATCAAGGCCAAGCGCGTGCTGCGCCTGACGACGCCGTACATCAACGACTCTTGGGCTGATATTCGCATCATTCGCAATCAGGACATCGCGCTTATCCTGCAACGCACGGTCGCGCCGCAGGTTCTGACGATCACGCCAGGCACCACCGCCGGCACGGCCGACGCGAGCCTATTCCCGGCAATCCGTCACGACGGCCCGTACTTGGACAATGTTCCAGACAGCGAGCTTACCGCTTCGGCAGAAACCGGCGAGGTCACTGTTACGGTCGCATTCTCCGCATGGTCCGCGACAAAGACATACGGCATAGCCGACTATGTTTCAAAGAGTGGCGTTTCCTATAAGTCGCTGCTGGAAAACAATCTGAACCAAGACCCCGTAAGCGCGCCGACCTATTGGGAAACGGTAGACAACGGCGTTGCCGTTACCGGCGCATTCCTCGACCCGAGCGCAACGTATGTCGGGTTCCAGGCGACCGACGTGGGCCGTCATATCCGTATCTACATGACGCCGCCCGAGTGGGACAAGACGACGGCGTATGCAAAGGATGATTTCGTTACGCGCGACGATCAGGCTTACCGCGCGGGCGTCGCAAACACAAACGTCGACCCGCTGCTTGGAGTTGCCGACTTCTCGTCGGACACCGGCCTGACCTGGGTGCCGGTCGTCGGTTATCAAAAATGGACGTGGGGCACCATCAGCGCCTATCTTAGTTCCACATCGGTCAAGGTACAGATCCGCGGCGAGGACATTCCACTTTACAACGGGGCAACGACTCCAACCGCGTCGACCTTGTGGCGCCTGGGGGTCTATTCCGAGACGACCTATTACCCGTCTTGCGGGACGTTCTACGAGGGGCGGTTCTGGTTCGCCGGCTCGATCAAAAACCGTTTCGACACGACGGAATCTCAGGGCTTCGACAAGAACGGCGTGCTTGGCTTCGCCCCGACGCTTACCGACGGCACGGTGACGGATGCAAGCGGGCTTTCCTACATTCTCGAAGGCCGCGACGCGAATGAAATGTTCTGGATCGAGCCCGACCATAACGACCTGATTTGCGGCACGCTCGGCGGCGAGTGGATGATACAGGCATCGTCGAACGGCGAGCCACCCACATCAATCCGCGCCAAGCGCGTCACAAAATACGGCTGCGCGAATATCGAGCCGCGCCGCACCGGCCTCAGTCTCGTATTTGTGCAGAAGTACCGCCGCCGAGTCATGGAGTTCGTCACCGACGTATTTTCCGGCCGCTACTCGGCGCCGCACCTTAACGAAGCGGCGAAGCATCTAACGGCCGGCGGCGTGAACGAGTTGGCCTATCAGGAAGAATTAGCACCGATCATTTGGTGCAGAGCGGGGTAGTATGACAGTTGATGAAGCAAAGGCCCAATACAAGGCAAACCTTGTCGCCATCATTCAAGCAGACGCGACAATCGGGGTGGCATACGACAGGTTAACCGCGCTGCAAACGCAGGCGGATTCGCTTGCCGCTTCGTTCAAAGGCGCCGACCACGCGAAAATGCAGGCGCTAAGGGCGCAATTACACATTGTCGCGAGCCAAGCGACGCCACTTCGTAATCTTGTGCATAACGCTGGCTCGCAAGAGGCTCAATCCGCGCTTGCTGCGCTCAAGGAGTTACGATAATGGCGCTCTATGTGAAATTCTATTCAGCGACCACGTACCTTTCCGGTCAAGTGGCAGGCCAGGCAATAGATTGGACGAACGATACGTTCAAGATCGCGCTCACAAATTCTGCGCCGTCAGAATCAACTAACACAAAATTCTCGGACATCACCGAGATAGCGGCGGGTAGTGGATACACGGCCGGCGGCGCCTCTCTTGCTTTTACTTTTAGCAAAATCACATATCAAGAAATAATAAACGCAACCGCGATTACGTGGACGGCATCGGGCGGCGATATCGGTCCATTCCGGTATATAGTTTTCTATGACTCCACCCCAAGCGATCAGCCATTGCTCGGGTATTGGGATTACGGTTCTAATTTTACCATTACGTCAGGCAACGCTTTCCAATGGCAGCCTAACGGATCAGCCACAACTGGCGGCATAATGTACCTGCAATGACCACGACGACGTTCACCGCATCCAACGGCACGCACACCTTTTTTGGTGAGCACGCTGCATTCTACGGCACGCTCCCCGCTGTTGTTTTGCGGAATTGGACGGTTCATATATTTGACGATTGTTGCCACCTGTGGAGTTCAACGGACGGCGGCTCAACCTGGGTCGAAAATTATACTCCGACCGCGGCCGATAATAATTGGGGCGCCGTGTCCACGATGCTGAACGTATGGAGCGATTTGTATATGTCGCTTTGGGATGGCGACTATGAAACGATGATTGGGTTTGATTCCAATTACGATAGCGCATTCGGGGTTATAGCAAAATCAGACACGTCCGGCGTTACCGGCTCTTGGGCAATGATTGATCCAGAGCCGGGGCTTCCAGCGCCGGCTCTTGATACTAGCAATACAGTAAAAACATATTCCGGCTTCTTTAGCAGTTCGACGCAAACCGTATTCACGGCCGCTAACTCCGCTACCGGCTATACAACATGGTATCCGCGGATCTCGACAGATTTTGGAACTACGTGGTCAGACGTTACCGGCTTGTCGGCAAATACGGCGTATTCTCGCGCGTGTTGCAGCCAAAATGCCGGGATCATGTATGCTAAGGAGAAAAACGGTTATATCTATAAAAGCACCGACGGGGGCACTACTTGGTCTGCCCTTACGAACTCGCCAACGCTTGCTTCTGCGGGGGATGGCGAAAGCGCAATGCGTATGCGGTGCAGTAAAGATGGCAGTGTCGTAGGGATCGTCGCAAGCAGCGGTACGGGCGCTGGTAGCTTCTATTGGTCTACAGACTCCGGCGCAACGTGGTCTAGCTACAATGTAATCGGCCTATTGGGTAGCTCTATGGGCCGGTTTGCCGATTTTGGCATGTCCGATAACGGGCAAGTGATTGCCGTGATGCTAGAGCAATCTATTTCTAGCAAATATTGGCCCGGCGTCGTTATCTCTACAGACTCCGGCGCAACGTGGACCGACATTACATCTAGGCTGCAATACCCGGTTTCATCTGGCGGCCTCCCCTCGGGGGCGCCAACTGGATCAACGGCTATAAATGTATCGCCGGATGGCGCTGGAATAGTGCAGACTTTCAATCAATACCTAGACAATCCGCACACATCGCCTAGTGGGCTCGATGGTTATACGTCGTATGCGAATGTTTCTTTTGACCAGGGCCTAACATTCCAACTGGCTAGTTACGACGCCGATAGAATCGAAATCAATTCTG